CTCGAAAAAGCAAATGAAAACAAAGCACCGCAAGCTCCATTCGTAACCGACACGAATGCATGGACTAAACTTGGCTTAAAAGTAGCTTTAAAAGAAGCTGTAAAACAAGGTGCTGACAAGATTGCTTGGACTACTGGCGAGCAGCAGAATGATAGGTATAATCTAGCTAACGTCATAAACAGTATTGAAGCCAAAGTTAATGGAGTAGCAGCATCGGACAATTCTCCTATGTATCAAATTGCGTCAAAATACAAAAGCGGCGAAGAAACTACTGGAGATTACAGACAAGACGAATTAGAGGGAGTTGTAGGGAAAGAACTTGCTGAAAAAATTATTAATAACAAAGGTGGCAAATACGAAGGCGTAGATCTCCAAGTAGGCGGCAAAGGAATGAAAGGCTTTTATGGTTCACCAACAGAAGGTAGCTTAGGCATAGTAGGAAATGTAGCAAAGAGTTTGTTTAAGCAAGAGCCGAAAACGGTAATAATATCAAAAGGAGATGCTGAAAAAAATATTGAAACAAAGACATTAGACGAACTGAACAATGCCAATAAAGGCAATAAAGATTTATGGATTGAAAACAAAGAGAATGGCAACATATTTTCCGCATCATATACGGAAGCGAAAGATGCTTTAAACAAAGGTTATAAAGTAGGATATTTGGATAAGGGTAAAGATAATTCCACCCAACACTCCATAGACATAACTCCTGAACTAAAAAAACAAGCCGAAGAAGGCCAACCCCTATTCAAGGATTCCCAAGCCCAGTTCAGAATAGAAGCAGGCAAAAACATCATTGAGGCAATAGAAAACTTTGACGGCAGCCCCAAGGCAGTTGTTGCGCTTACTCACGAAGTAATGCACCCTACCATAGCAGAGATTATCGACGGAGCAAAAAACGGCAACGAGATAGGCTTAAAACACGCCAATACCATTGTTTCTGAATACAACAAAGCTAACCCAAGTAAAAAAATTACCTTAGAACAACTTATTGAAGACAACGACAAGTTTAAAGAAGGTAAAACAACAGACGCTTATAGGGATGCTCAGGAATTCATGGCAGATAGCTGGGAAACTTACTTTAAGGAGGGTGCTAAAGGTTTCAGCAAAGCCTTCCAAGAAGTATTAGACCAAATAACAGCCGCATTTAGGGCTGTGTACAAGGCTATTTCTGGTAAAGAATTAAGCCCAGAACTAAGGGCAATGTTTGACGAAATATTGGGCAAAAAACCAGTACAAAAACCAACTCTATCTGAGTTAAAAGAAAACGTAAAACAAGCCAAACAAGAAGTAACCAGAACTCAAAACGCTTTAACCAAAGCCAAATCTAATTTAGAACGAGCAGGCGCAGAAGCCCAGCTAGATATTTATGGCAATGCCAAGCAAAACGAAATGTTGTTTGCTCCTGACATAAAAGCTTTGAACCAAAAGGTTGAGAGTGCTAAATCAGAACTTGTTGAAGCCAAAAGAAAGCAAGTAAAAGCCGAAGACGCTTTGAATGCTTATGTTCCCGAAAATCAATTACAAATTAAAGATGATAACAGAAACACCGAATCTGGTATTGAACCAAATCAGCCAGAACTACCAACTCAAAACGCAGACTTGCCAGCAATTGTTCAGCCAGCCGACAGAGGAACAGACTCAGGACTTGATAATGAAAATGATGGAGGAGTACGAGGAGAAGGAGTTCAGCGACTCAGCGATTTACCCGGCAATCAATCTCTATCCACTGATAGCGGAAAGCGAAGCCCTAACAGCATTTTTAACGGAGAATCCTCAGTGGAACCTGGAGATAATACCAGTCCCGGATCTAAACAGTCTGGGATATTTGGCGCGTCAGGAGTATCACCTAAGTCCGAGCCAAGAGCAGGAGATGCTAAATTTAGTAGCCTTGATGGCAGCAAAGGACAATTTGAAGATAAGCTAGCAGCCCAAAAAGCAGTCAACAACACACCTTCAAGCGAAGTTAAACTTGGAGACATAAAGAATATCGCCAAAACCTTACCTTACTTATTTGACGGACAAGTAGAGGATATTTGGAAAGCAGAAAACAGATTACTTGTTGACGGCAAAAAAGGTATTTTATTTGGCAATCAAACTGGTACCGGTAAGACTTTTGTTTTTATTGGCACAATCAAAAGAATGAAACTTGCCAATCCAGACTCAAACATTCTGGTAATTACTCCTAAAGGTCCCCTTAAACAAACCATAGGTGCGGCCAAGGTTTTTGATTTAGACATAAAAGAAGCTAAATCAACCAAGGATAGTGAAGGCGACATGGTAATTACTACCTATCAAAACTGGTATCAAAATTCAGGCTTAAAAGCACGCAATTGGGATTTGGTTATTTTCGATGAAAGTCAAAACCTAATGGAAAACCAAAAAGGAGTTGAAAAGGCTTATATCGAAGCCTTAAGGGAAACCGTAGCAACCCCAGACCAATCTTTCCTAAAAGCAGCCCAACAAATAGTAGGCATTAGACCCGAGTACGACCCAGCAGACAATTCCTTATTAGAGTCTTGGAATAAAAACGTAGAGCAAAACAAAGAAGCTATTCAAAAAAGAGCTGACGGACTTACCAGAAACACCAAGGTAATGCTTGCCAGCGCCACACCGTTCACCCATGAATTCTCTTTGGCGTATGCTGATGGGATATTATTCCAAATCAAGCAAGGAGTAAAATCTGAGGGCGGAAATGCTTACGATGCAAGAGATTTGTTTTATATCTCGAATTTTGGATATAGAATTCGTAACAGCAGATTAACCGAGCCAGACGCAAAAGTAAACAAGGATTTAATGCTTCAAGTTTTTGCCGACAAACTAATGGCAAAGGGAGCGATGTCCACCAGATTAATGAACGTGGATTTTGATTACAGCCGAGAGTTTGTATCAATTGAAAGCAGGGTAGGTGAAATTATAGACAAAGGAATTTCTATCCTTCAAGAACAATACAAATTTCCTACCTCAGACGCTTTTGGATACCAGTACTTGTCACCATTACTAGAGGCTATGAAGGCCAAAGAAATGATACCAAGGATTCAAGCTCACTTGAATATGGGCAGAAAAGTTGTTGTATTCCATGGTTACAACAATCCTATTCCTACGCATCCATTTGGAGAAAGATTAAAAGAGTTCGCCAAGACAGACGTGCAGTACAATGCTTTGATGAAATTTTGGAAAGAAAATCCAGAGTTCAGAGATTTGGATGTAGGACTTCAAAACCCTATCAATACGTTTAGAGAAGCGTTTGGAAATGAAGCTATGTTTTACAATGGCGATGTTTCCCCAAAAACAAAGGAAGACAATAAAGACGAATTTAATAGCCCAGATGGCCGTTCTTTATTAATCGTAAACATGGCCGCAGGAGGTGCCGGACTTTCTTTACACGATACTCTTGGTCTTCAACAAAGGGTTATGCTTAATTTAGGACTACCAGTACGTCCTGTATTCGCAATTCAAACAGAAGGTAGAATTTACAGAGCAGGTCAAGCTAGTAACGCAATATTCGAATATCCAATTGTAAACCTAGGTTTTGAGAGAAGAATTTTTGGAACTAAAATAGCAGAACGAGTTAATGCAACCGAACTACTTGTATTGGGAAGCAGAGCCAGAAACCTTAGAGAAGTTTTTAGGGATGGATACATTAATGCAGGATTCTCAGAGCCAAACGAAGGGCAGGGAGTTGGAGGCAAAGAAAACGATGTAAAAATTTCAGAGGTTAGCCAATGGGATTTAGCCAAGTCAATGTATTTTGGCCAGAAAAAAGGCAGGCAAAACGACTTGGGCAAAGATTATTTTGCAACTCCTGAACCTATTGGACTAAAAATGGTTCAATTCGCAGACCTACGCGAAGGCGATAAAATGTTAGAACCAAGCGCAGGCCATGGAGCGATAGCTAGATTTGCACCAGAAGGAATAGAACTTCATGTAATTGAACCTTCAAGCGACTTAAGGTCAAGACTAATGATAAATATTAGTCCTGATAGGGTAGAGGGGATGAGTTTTGAGGACTTTAATATAATCAATAAGTACGATGCAATAGTAATGAACCCTCCATTCGGAACAGCAGGCAAAACAGCCGTAGAACATTTAGGGAAAGCGTTTAAGCACCTAAACGACGGAGGTAGAGTTGTTGCTATTATTCCTAACGGACAAGGCCAAACCAGACTAAAAAAATGGTTCGAGTCAGAGGAGGCCGCAAATGCTGTTATGGTTGCTGAAATTTCAATGCCTAACGTAATGTTTGAAAGAGCAGGTACAAGCGTTTCAACTTCTATTTATATCATCGATAAGATAAACAATGAAATAGTAAGAGAAAACTTGCCTTCTACAAGGTTTATCAACTTATCTGGCAACACCACTACAAGCGAGTTGTTTGATGCAATGGAAGACATGACTGTTCCTGCTAGACATGCCGTAGAAAAGTTTGTAGCAGAAAAGCCTTTAGAGTCATCATATACCTTGACAACCTATAAGGATAGCAAGGGAAAAGAATGGTTTGTAGCAAAACCAAAAGAAAGAGTCGAGAAAGACGTTTATGGCCAGATAAATTTAGTTGCTAAAAACAACAATGGTTTTTGGCTTAGAAATGCCAGAGGATTTGCTTTTAAATCCGAGGACGAAAGAGGTGCTTTTGCGCTTGAATCAGAACAGTTTTTTGCAGAGAAAGAACCTGAAAGAGATATTGACTCTCAAATAAAGGATGCAGCAAATGACTTGAATGACTTTATGAGAAATTCAAGAAGTGAAATGTACGCCAATCCAATGGCACCACTTGTTTTTGGAGCGAAATTAGCCAAGCTAATGGCCTTGAAAATAATCAAAGGCGTGAAGACTTTAGCAGATGCGATAGGTGAGTTTGGGATTACCTATACTCCTTGGGTTCGCTCTATGTGGGAACGTGCGAAAGAAATAGCAGCAAAGTATTGGGCACAACCCTCAAACCTGACAACTTCAAGGACTCAGTTTTGGCCGGGCACAACAGCTAATCCTTTATTTATGGGAGTAGTAGGCAGAGCATTTGACGGCAGCGTTTCAATGCACCAAATACTATTTAACCTGAGAACCGAAATAGCTTCAATGGATGGCTTTATTCAAAACAATCCTACTGGAACACTAAAAGACAAGATACAAGACACAAAGCAAGTTGTTCAGGATTTAATGACAGCAGTATATGGAATGACCCATACCGAGGCCATGAACTTTGTTGACGACCTAAGAAGAGATAGATTACCTGCAACAATTCTTTATGATTATGCTTGGACTGAAAAAGAAAAGTACATCACTCAATATGGTTTTGGGCAAAGACCTATCGAAACCTTGGTTAAGAATATCAGAAAAGCAGGTGGTATCGTTACAGAAAACCAAGACCCAATTATCGGACTTGATTTATTGCCGGGAAGAATAGGAGCAATATCAAAAGATTTTGAACACAAAGTAATCAGCTCTCAAAAGGGACCATTGGGAAAGCCAGTTTTTGGCCCTAGTTTAATCGAAAGAATGGTTGCCGATGGTTTAGACCTTGGAGATATAAACGGAGAGGTTACGGTTGATGAAAACGGCCAGCAGGTACCAGGCTTTTATTTGAGGTTTACTTTAGGCTATAGTCCAGTTCCTTCATTCCCAGAATACCTTCATGCATTGCACGCCAAAGAAAGAAATGATGAAGTAGCTAAAAGAAGGCAAGAGCTTTACGATGCAAGAAAAGCCGAATTGGAGCAAATGATTGCCGATGGCGTTGATGTAGCTAAAAACCAAGAATACTTATTTGGACTTGAAGCAGGATTGGATCCTAATTACGTATTGATGCCTGACGGTGGTTCTGGTATGACTAATAAGGAGGCCGAAGATATTATCCACGACTTAAGAGTAAGTCACCCAGAAATACTTGCCAAATACGATAAGTACGCAAAAGAATTTAAGGAAGAAGTAGTAGAGCCGCTGCAAAAAATACTTACAGAAACCGAAATGCTTTCAGAAGACAGTATGAACGATTTGAATGACAAGTATTCTAACTGGGTTCATTTAGCGGTAGATTTTTATTCTGACATCACCTCTTCAGCGAGCAGGCCAACAGCAAAAGCAACCTCTGCCGTAAAAAGAGTAAAAGGTAGTTTAGACAGAAGGTTGAACCCATTATTAGGGACCATAGCTTTTTTCACAGCCAATTTATTGCCAGCAGAAGTAAACAGAGCAAGGCAGCAAATGTATAATCTGGTAAAAAAGTTTCCTAACGAAAACCTCTTCAAACTACACTCTCCAGTAGCAGGAGTTTACTACGACCCTATTGACGGAAGAGTAAAGGCAGAGATGAAGAAACAGCCAAACAACTCTATTCCTGTATATAGAAATGGAAACATGCACTACATTCAGTTTATCGGAAGTGCTGGACAAAAAATTTATCAGGCATGGGAGAGCTTAAACGCTCCAGCGGATCCAGCGCTTCCACTCAGAGTATTAAGAGCGCTTAATACATGGCTATTCCTTGTCAATATTAAGTTTAACCCTACTTTCTTATTCAGTAACTTAACTAAGGATGCTGAGGCTGCCGCTTTTAATGCTGCTTCTTTACAAGGAATAAAGATTAATAGGGCTGTCGTTTCTTTAAAATCATCAGCATATATCACGCCTGCGATAAGAGCCGTATTTAGCGCATCCAGAGGAAAGCAAGCCCAAACCTCTGATACGTTTTTAGATTATGCCAATAGATTCTTAAAACAAGGAGGCGCTGTATCTATGAGTTCTGCTTTAGCAGGTGGTACAATGCAAGCAAAAATCGATAAGATAATATCTTTAATTGATGAAAAAGGTTCTGTTGAGCTTACTAAAGATGCTTTATCCTATTACACTTCAATACTTTCAGACGCTCAAAATGCAGTAGAAAACGGAGTTAGGTTAGCTGTATTCTCTTCTCTGGTAGAATCAGGTATATCAGACCAACAAGCAGCCGCAATTGCTAAAAACATTACTGTTAACTTTGATAGAATTGGTAGTAAAGCCGCAGAAATAAACATGATGATATGGATGTTTAAAGTAAGTATGAGTGGTATTCTTAATATTGCAAAATTCGCCAGAACACCAGTAGGAATGGGAATAGCCAGTGCATTATTTGGGGCAGGATTAACGCTTGCGCTTTACAATATGGCAAAATGCGAAAACATGTGGAAGGCTGTTCCGCAAGGTGTAAAAGCAACCAAGGCTGTATTTTTGCTAGATTGCGAAAACTTGGTTCAACTCGGAAAACCAATGGCGCATGGATGGTCGGTATTTTTCTATTTAGGCCAATTAACAGCAGAACTAAGCCAAGGCGCAATAGATAAAGGAGAAGCCGCTAAAGAAGGAATATTTGCTATCCTAAACAATATAAACCCATTAGGAACAAGCTCCGACTACCAGTCATTTGCGTCTAATTTCATTCCTACCGCACTAGATAAGGCTCTTGAATTTGCTGTGAATAGGACTTGGTTTGGTTCACCAATAGCGCCTGAACCAGCTAAGTACGGACTTGCCCAGAAAGTTAAGGATAGCGAAAACTATTGGAGCTCTGCATCTGAGGAGTCAATTGCTACGGCAAAATTCCTTAGCACGCTTACTGGTGGAGACCTAAAGAATGAAGGAGCGATTGATGTCAGCCCAAGCACATTAGAGTATGCTTACAAATCTATTACTGGAGGAACTGGAAGGGATATTGCAGGCATGAATCAGCTTTACAAAGACCTTACGCAGGGGAATAAGTTAGACCTGAGTAAATACCCTATAACAAGAGCGTTTACGGTTAAAATCAGTGAGCAAAACATTATGACCGAAATGTATAAAATGTACGACAAGTATCAGACCAATCCTATTACAGATAAGCAGATAAGCAAGTTTAATGAGTTGTATCAAATCCGGGCAATGCAGATAGCTAAAACGTCTAAAAGCATAGAAGAATTTGAGAAATCATCTGATAGGCTTGAAATGCTTAGAAGTGCATGGCAAAAGGTTGTTTTAAAAGAGTCTTTAAACAAAAGTTTAAAAGTGGTCCCAAACATGACTACAGAAAATTTAAACTTATTAACCAAAGAACTTTCAAAAAGAATGAAAAATTAGTACATTTGTACTTTAAATATACCTTAAACACCATTAAAACACTAAAATCATGCCATTAATGACAACCTTAAACGTGTATGCAATCAACCGCACTACCGTTAAAACAGCACCAAGAACAGAAGGTATCTTGACTGCACAAATCAAAAAAGTCCTTTCTACAAGAGACGTGAACGGCAAATGGATTGGCACTAACAAGCCAAGTAATTACGAAAGAATTTACAGCCAAATTATCGTTGCCAAGGACGATATCGCTGCCGACACCGACAATTACTACGACAACAGAACAGTTGCGCAGGTAATTGCAGCTATCAATAGCTAGTAGAGTCACGCTGTTTTAAAAATCCCTTTTCAATGTTTTTGAGAAGGGATTTTTTTTGCCTTATAATCAGCTTTTTAAAAATAGTTTTTCCAATAATTTGGATAATATTGGAAAATACTGGAAAATTGCTCACACAAACCAATTGAAAAATGGGAGAACTAAGAGTAACAAATGTCGACGAAAAGTATATGACCGAAATTAAGAATGCAGCAGCCTCAAATCAAAGGACGTTAGCAGGTGAGGTCATGTTCAGATTAAACCAATACAAGCCCACGCAAAGGCTACATGCAAAGATTTTGGAGCAAAAGATGATGATTGAGCAATTGCAAAGAGAATTAGCATCAGAGAAGCTTAAAAGCAATAATTAGCGATACGAGCCATGCGGTACGATGGCAATTTGGATGCGTAGCTCAGTTGGTTAGAGCAGCTCGCTCATAACGAGAAGGTCCTAGGTTCGAGTCCTTGCGCACCCACAAAATCCTGCCCTGAATAGCGAACCTTGTGAAAACGTAGGGGACTAATGAAAGGGGTGGTTGACAAGAACGGAAATGATGAAGAAAGTCCGTAATCAGAAATGATTAGAGTGGGAAAATAGACTTGCAAAAATCCTGCTTCATTAGACGTTCGGCCAAAGTCCTTGGCAACAGTATAGGACAAGAGCAGGTGTTTAGCTCTCATAAAGCTAATGACTGGAAAAGTGGTTCGAATCCACCTCCTGCTCCTAATTTTTATAATAATTATGACAAACCTTAAACCATTAGGATCTCGCATCCTAGTAAAACCAGAGAAGATTGAAAGCAAAACCATGGCTGGAATTTTTATTCCTGACACCGTTGTTGCAGGGGAAAAGTCTACCAGAGGCGTAGTAGTAAAAGTTGGTCCGGGCACTCCACACGAACCAATGACCGTAAAAGAAGGCGATGTAGTTATTTATGGAAAACATGCCGGCACCGAGGTTCAGTCCGACAATGAATCTTATTTATTAATGAAGGTAACGGACATTTACGCTATCATAGAGTAATGATACTAAAGGATACCACAATCTTAATTATGAGTCCTGAGAATAGTTTCAGGGCTCATACTTTGCACAAGCACCTTTTAGGACTTGGGCTGCAACCTGCGGCATGGAATATCTATACCGACAAAGACCAGACTTGGAAAGAAACTCAGTGCGTGCAAGCAACAGAACTTATCCATGAATTCAAAACCGAATTCCTTTTGCATTGTGAGTGGGATGGTTTTCCTGTAAACCTAGATAAGTGGAGTGACGAGTTTTTTGAGTATGATTATATAGGCGCTCCATGGCCTCAAAATATGTGTGTGCACAACCAAGTAGGCAACGGAGGTTTTAGTTTATCCAGCCGCAGATTTAGACAAGCCTTAAATGAACTTAAAGACTACTACCCTATGTACGAACCAAGCGATGTATGGTTTGCCCAAACAATGTATCCTATGCTATCTCAAATGGGAGTAAAATTCGCTCCAGTAGACGTAGCTATAAGATTTAGCTTTGAACTACCCATAGGCGAGTATCCTGATTGGGACCAAAGAAACTCGTTTGGATTTCATGGCAAGTTCAATTACTTCAACGATAATTTAAAAATTTATGAACAAAGTAGCATTTAGACATAGCTTCAATGCTGGGGATGTTATTTACAGTCTATGGTCTGTAAAGAAGTTTTGCCAAGACAATAATGTTAAGGCCGACTACTACCAGCACCTCAACAAAATGACCTACCACGAAGAGGGGCATCCTACCAAAACCAAAGAAATGGTTACGGTTACTTTCAACGACTACATGTATGACATGTTAAAACCATTGATTGAGTCATTGCCGTTTATTGACAAGTTTTTGCCTTGGCAGGGTGAGCAGGCCGTTAACTTGGATAGAATTCGTGAAATCAATATCAATTTACCTTTTGGAGATATTAGAAAGTGGTATGGATATGCTTATCCTGACATGCAAGTAGATATCGGGTCTGAGTTATTTGGATTAGAAGAAGTGGGAGGGCAATGGCTACCCGAATACAGAGACGCAGTTGTTATCAATAGAACAACAAGGTACAGAAACGATGTAATTAACTACGGATTTTTACAGCGTATCAAAAATCCTATTTATTTCGTAGGAGCTTTGGAAGAGTATGCGGACATGCTGAATTGGGTGCCAAAAGCTAAGTACGTAAAGGTTAAAAACTTTAAAGAATTAGCTTCTGTAATCGCATCATCAAAACTATTCATAGGCAATCAAAGCTTTTGTTTTGCATTAGCAGAAGCCATGAAGTCGCCTAGAGTTTTAGAAGTAAGCCCTAAGTACCCAAATGTAATTACAGCAGGTCCCAATGGCTATGATTTTATGGACAACCAATGTTTTGAGCAGTTGGTTAAAATGAGGCTAGAAGACAAATGAAAAAACCATTAGCAATTCAACTAGAATTTGACATTAAAAGCGTTAGAAGAGCGCTGGCTTTAATTACTGGAGAAGCGGCAACAGACGAAGAAATAATAGCTAAGTTTTTTGACAGAGAGCCCATAAAAATTGATGTAGAAGAAATGCTTGGAGAAGCAGATGCACTTAAAATGTGCATTGCTTTTACGGCTATTATTCAGTCTGAGTATCAACCTGACAAAAAATCTAAAGAAAGTAATTTTGAGAAAAAGTTAACAAATGGCTGCTGTGCGCAAAAACAAAAATAAAATATGACATTTGAAGACATTGGAATACAATTAAAGGGTAAGACAGGGCGGTTTTACATGGTATGCCCTAAGTGCGTTGACACCAGAAAGGCAGAGAACAAAAAGAAAGAATGCTTGACGGTTAACAATGAACCCGGCAACCAATGGTTTTCATGCCATAACTGCGAGTGGAAGGGGAACTTAAAAGCATACGAGAGGTCGGAAAAGATTTACGCTAAAGCTCACATGCCCAAAGTAAAGCCTTCGATATTTTCTAAGCCAATATCTGAATTCTTGGCCTTACGCCAAATAAGCCCATCTACAGCCCTAAACTTAGGGATATATGAATGGTCATTCACAGCTAAGAATGGTGAGCAAATAAACGCTATTTGCTATCCCTACTATGTAAATCATTCGCTAAGAAACGTAATGTTTCGCAGGGTTGATTACACCAAAGGCGTTAGTCAGGGACCAAGGGAATGGCAGATTAAACATGAAGAGGGAGAGGCTGAAACAGAATCCGTATTCTGGGGATTAAACGAGTACGATAGAGAGCACAATGAGTGTATAATCGTAGAAGGTCAAACCGATAGAATGACTTGGGTGGAATGCGGGTTTAAAAACGTGCTATCAGTACCAATGGGAGGTATTAATCCAAACTCAAAGGATAACGAGAAAAAACTATCCTTTATAAATGACGAGTTCAGGGAGATAACTGCTCAGTGCAAAAAGTTCTTTATTTTTACGGATAATGATGAAGTAGGAAAAGCCACAAGAGAAGCATTAGCCCAGAAACTTGGCAAAAACAAGTGCTACCGTTCAGCCCTTCCTTTCAAGTACAAGGACAGCAATGAAGTCTATGCAGGCAATGTAGAAAAGAATTTGGATCCTTTGGGCAAAAAAGGTATTGAAGATATTTTCAATTCAGCCCAGCCTTACCCAGTTGAGGGGATTATAACTGTTTTGGACTTATCAGAAGAGATAGACTCCTATGTTAAAGGAGTGGTTCAAAAAGGTTATTTAGTGGGAGAGAAAAACCTGGACTCAGTTCTATCAATTAAAGAAAAACTAATGATGGTAGTTACTGGCATTCCTGCAATGGGTAAAAGTACTTGGGTAAGGTGGTATGCTACGCAATTATCTAAACATAATCCCGAACTATCTTGGGGAATGTTTACTCCTGAGAATAGACCTCCGCAAAGAGAAGTTGTAAAGATATGCGAGTGCTACCAAGGACAATCAGCAATGCAAAACTACCACAACGCTATGTCAGCCGAGCAACTCAATAGGGCAAAGCAATGGACTCACGAGCATTTTAAATTGATTTCTCCTGAGCGCAGAAACTTTTTTAGCTTTCAAAAAGAAGCACCTAAAACCCTTAAAAATCTTTTTGGATACATAAGAACCCTCAAAGACCAGTACGGCATTACAGGCTTTATTATTGATGCCTTCAATAAGATTGAGCATGAACGAGAAACCAAAATGGCTGAGGACTTGTATATCGGAATGATTCTGGACATGATTTTAGAGTTTCTGGACTACGAAAACATGATGGGAATAATAGTTGCTCACCCCTATAAAATGGAGTCATTACCTAGCGGTAATTTTAGGATTCCTAACCTATACAATATCAAAGGTAGTTCGGCATGGAACGAAAGAACCGATATAGGAGTTGTGGTGCACAGAAATAAGTTTGTCAATGAAAACGAAAACTTGAAAGGAGTTAAAGAAAAGTGGGTAAGAGACCAGTACGCACCAACAATTATTGATATCGCCAAAATGAAGTTTGACGAGCTTGGCCAAGAAGAGACAATAGAAATGTTTTTAAACACCAAAGCAGGATATAGATTCCAAAGCGACAAACCAAAGTATTACAGCGAAGCCAAACCTAAAGAAGAACCTAAAATAGAAGAAGATTTTTCAGAAGTAACACAAAGCGAATTACCATTTTAATAAAACACATCTTAATAATTAAATACCATGAGTGGATTCTCAAACAAAGGCGCTGGCGAGCGCAAGATTTACGCAAACATTGTTAATGGAAAATTAGCAATTAAAGCCCAAAAAGAAGGCGAAGTTTCAGCAGACGGAAGTATTGCTGTCTCCAGAAAGAACAAAAACGGAGTTGACGTTTATGAATGGCTTTATTCTGATTTAGAAGCTATTTTAGAGTCAGTCGAAGTAGAAAAGAACGACACGTTGAAAGCTTATTTTTACGTAGTCACTCTTCAAATTCCTGCTGGGGAAAAAGTTATCCTACAAATTCCTGCTGATTCAAAGTTCGGAGACAATTTCGCAATCAAATGCGATGGCTTAAAAATTGGTGAAATGCTAAAGATTCAGCCTTTTGATTTTATTTCTAAGGACGACAACAGAAAGCAAGTTGGTTTATCCTTAGTTCAAGGAGGAGTAAAAATTCCTGCAAGCATTACCAAAGAAAACCCTAAAGGCAGGCCAGTTCCTAGTGCGGAAAAGCTTGATGAAGATGAATGGAAAGCCCACATGCTTTTGGTTCGCAAGTTCTACAGAAACCATGTTACGGCATGGGCAACCCAAAACGGTGCACCCAAATCAGCACCAAACAGCCTTGAAGAAGTAAGGCAAGCAGCTATTAATAATGAGATAGAAGAGGATTTGGATCTCCCATTTTAGCAGCTAATTTATTATGAGTGCTTTAACAATCAAAGGCAGACTACGTCAAGTAATGGAACCTGTCAGAGGCAACTCCAATGGCAAGGCATGGGTAAAAGTTCCTTTTGTAATCGAAACAGAAGGAACTTACCCGGCCAAGGTTTACATGCAGTCTTGGGGAAATTTAGCCAACACTATTTTGACATGGGACCTGGGAGCATTAGTAGAATTCGAAATATCAATCGAAAGCAAGGAGTTCAATGAAAGACAATACACCACCGTAACAGCAATAAAAGGAGAGAACCACCATGCTAGATATTAACTATTTCGTAGACAACTACGCTGTTCCAGACCGAGAGGTTTTGAATGGCAATCCCAACCTAATCGAACTCTACATCCCAAAATCACATCAGGACTGGCATGAATTCCGCAAACAAGGAATAGGCGCTTCTGAAATAGGCGTTGTTGTGGGAGTAAACATGTATAACCTTTTACCAAAGCTAGTAGAAGAAAAGGTTGGCACAAGAGACCCATACAAGGCTATGAACGAAGCCATGATATCTGGGTTACTTGCTGAACCAGCACTACTAAGAAGGTGGATGCACCATGACGGAACAGAACTTGGATACATCGACAATGTAATGCAAGAAAAGATAGTAAGAACAGCCCAGCCAGTTCATAGCTATATCGTTAATGTAAACTATCCATACCTTTTTGTTTCCTTAGACGCACGTGTCGAAGCAAATCAACAGCATTTAAGCGGGGTTATTGTTCCTTATGAGTTTCCACTTGAACTAAAAACAATCAGGGCATGGGAGGCGCAGAAATGGGCAGACGGAGTACCTGCAATGTATAGGTTTCAGGTTCAAACCCAAATGCTAGTTACCGAAACAGAGTATGCTGAGCTTGCTGTACTTGAAGACGGAGTAGCTTTTAAGGTTATTCCTTTCAAAAAAGACGAGCAAATGCAGGAGTTAATTCTCAATAAAGCCTTGGAAACGCATTTACTCATAAAAAGGCTTAAAGAAATGCGTCAAGAAATTGATTATTATTTGTCAGAAGGTCAAGCCCAAAAAGCAAACCAACTACAAGCCCAGTTTGAATCAGAACTTCCATTACCGCATGACGAGGAAATCGCCAAGGAATATTACAGCGAGAAAATGGCTATTGACCATCCCGAGTTTATTGCCACAGACGAAGACTTGGTTTTGGTCCGGGAAAGAAAAAAGATAGCTGAGTCCATGAAACTACTAGATAAAGAGAAGCAGCTAATTGAAAACTTAATCATGCGCAAATTCTCTTTGGAGAAATGCGAATACATGAAACTGGGCACAGAAGGGAAAGTAAGGTATTATCGCCAAGAAAACAGAAAGAACTTTCAACTTGACTTTCGCTCAGCCAAAATTCCTACCCCACCAGATTTAGAACAGAAAATAAAACTAATTTTACAATAAACATGACAACAGAATTAAAACCGTATGACGACAGCAAAATCGCTGAACTTGAAAGATTGGGAAACGACTACAAATCATTAATCGTTACCAGAGAAAACATTAAAGAGGCCGACAAAGCCAGATTAGTGCTTAAGAATGCTCGCTTAGACATCCAAAAGGTTGAGAAAGCAAATGACACCATATTAAAGAATATGCGTGCTCAAAACAAAGAAAAAGCAGCTCTATACATTGCTTTGATTGAACCAGTAGAGATAAGGCTACAAAGCGATATCGACGGCATAAATGCTGAAATTGAAATGGAGCGTAGGAAGGAACAGCAAAGAATCGACGCGTTAGTGGCTACACTAAACACTATCAACCAAAAGATAGTTGAGGTATCTACTTGCGACGACCCTATAATGCTTAAGCAAATTATCAAAATAGACCTTACTCATGGGCAAATTGAAGACAAGGAGTACGGAGATAAGATTATAGACGCGCACGACAATCTTATGCTTGCTTTTATGGGCAGATTAGAATTATTGGAGTTAAGAGAGCTTAAAGAGAAGAATTTAAGAGAGCAAGCCGAAAAAGAAGCCGCAGCAAAGCCAGAACAAGAAGTTGTAGACACCACAGACGAAGTCCCTGCTACATATACGCCTATGCCAGCCCACCAAGTTCCAGCATCCGAGTCAAAGCCAAAGCACAACGATATTCAACCAGTTGTGCCTATTGGAGGTGCTGCAAAAACTTATGACTATAGGTTTAATCACTTGGGCTATCACTTTGCCATAGACGGAAAGCTCACTGAAGGTCAATTCGCAAAAATTGCAGCAGCAATTACTGATATCCTAGACAGCGAGGAGGTAATGTAATGAAGGCGTATATAGGAATAGATCCAGGTTCCGCAGGTTGCGCTGTTTGCATTACGGATTCTGGAGAGGTTAGGGTTTGCAGGTTCAATTCTATTACAGAAAAGCAGGTTTGGGATTTCCTTAATTCATGCGCATTTGATTTTGATTGCTGCGCTGTACTAGAACTTGTTCACTCAATGCCCGGAGACGGAGGTTCATCAGCATTTACGTTTGGGCACAACGCAGGCATAGTAGAAGGATTTTTGATAGCAGCATCTATTCCTTATCAAAAGAAGACACCTCAGACTTGGATGAAGTATTACGGAATCAAAAGAGAGATTGTTCGTGGCGAAGACCGTAAGGAGATTAAAGAAAAGTCTGAGAGCAAAACCGACTTCAAGAAGAGGTTAAGAGCAAAAGCAGAGCAGTTGTATCCTCAAATCAAAATGACCAATGATGTTTCTGACGCTACGTTAATTGCTAATTTTTGTAAAAACACTTACTACGCATGAGCAGAAACAATAAAATGAGAACCATGGCCTCAAAGCTGCCAGTATTCCCAAAAGTACATAAGGGTAAAATACAAAGAGATAGTTTTGGTAGGATTATTTACATCAATCACTTTCGTGAACTAAAGAATATTGAAGACAAATACACCAGCCAAGGACTGCCCAGAAACCATCCCCTAATCCTAAAAGAGTATGCTGAATACTCTAAAATGGTTATGGCTTACGATAAGGCGAGAAAACGCAAAGAAGAATTTAATTTTAGAAAGGTTGCTATCATAGCTTTGGTAGCAGCCGTAATTTATGCACTAACATTTTTAATCAAATAAATCAAATGGAAAAACAAAATCCCGGCTTTTTAGAGAAAGCCTTAGACAATTTACCAGCATTACTAGAGTATGCTGAGGTTTTAATTCAATCAGGTAAACTACCTAACCACTTCTACGAGTGCGATGAATTCAAAAACCCTAAGAAAAATGCTGAACTAAAGTATATTGGCAATGCCAGCTTAGTTGTGGCCATTATTCAGTTCGGATTAGATATGGGAATGAGCGTTACCGAAAGTATTCGCCATTTAATTCCTATGCGTGGAGTATTTGCAATGAAAGGAGACGGTGCTAAAGGTAAAATCTTTGCATCTAATACTGTAGATACTTGGGAGGAAACAAGTTCTGGAAGTATTGAGGAAGGCAATTTTCAAGTCACAATCACTAGCAAAAGAAAAAACGGAATCACCAAATCCCAAACCTTTACCATTGATATGGCCAAAAGAATGGGGCTTTGGATTACAAAAGAAGTTGCGGAAAAGCATCCTCACCAGAAAAAATCACCATGGTATAAGAATCCTGAGAGAATGCTTTACTACCGAGCCTTGGGATTTATCAGCAGAGACCTTTATCCAGACGTTTTAAACGGTATTTACTTATCAGAGGAAGCGCAAGACCTAGAAGAGGATTACACTTCATACAAGTCCGAACAAGGCCTGACCATTACTCCTGAAAAAGAAGAGAAAGTAGAAGCCTCAAACAAAAAGGTTTTGGAGGACATTAAGGGCAAAGAAGAAAAGAGAAGAGCTTTATTGGAAGCAAAACCAATTGAGCAACCAAAACCAATTAAGGATACACCTCCAGCAGAGGCACCTGCAGAAGACATCCCTTATTTTGAGAAACTCAAAAAAACACCACCATTAGAACTGGTGAAAGAGTTTAAAGAAAAAATGCCATTCACTATTGAGAAATGGGTTAAATTAGGAGGAAAGAAAGATGCCAGAACAATTGTTTTCCTACTCAACGCCAATCACGAAGGCGAAGGCGTACTCAAAGACCTGTGCTCTGAGTATGAAATCAATTATCTTGAATTGATGGATGAAACAGCCTAAAAAAGGTACGCTACAATCAACGCTAAAAAAGCCTGACTACTCTCACCTGATTTTTAAAACAAAAAAAGGTGGGGTAGTCATGCATATTGGCTCAGAAAAAATAGGCAAGCAATGGTTTGCTACAATTAAAAACATGGAAACAAAACAAGTAGTTGTTGTTACCATGGAAGTTTTTGAAAATTCAATTGTGAAATAATAAACATATAAAATAAAAAGCCCTGCATTATTAGTGCAGGGCTTTTTTTTATTCCAATAATTCTCGGACAATATCTTTCGTGTCCGAAGCAAAATCGCTTTTAAGCATCCACGCCAAAAACCCTCGGTGGTCAAAATTCTTGTTATCAACGATAGCGCCATTGTACTTGCCAAAATTAAAACACACCCTACCATCCACTAATTTGAATTTGGATCCTGAATCAACAAGCTCTGCATCGTATCTACTGTACTTTGCCAGCGCCATAGCGTATTCTGGAATAGCTGCATCAAAACTAACATCCGACAAATCTGGTTGGTCCGGGACCGTATCTTCATCAATGCCTCCAACGGCTGCTTTATGCGCCAAAACAAAGAATATGTCCGCAGTAGCTTTCACGTCGTTAATAGCGTCGTGAGCGTTTCCATACACTTCTTGAATAGATACGCCTTGCAATGACTTGAATACATAGCCTAGGGTACGCGGAATCAATCTTTTAACGATATTAGAAACCTCCAGCACTTCTCTGCCTTGAACCGATAGCTTGTAACCGCATCTGCTAAGCTCTTGAATTAGCAATGGTATATCGAAATTCAAGATATTGTACCCAGCTAGAATCGTATCCTTGTCATTAAACAATTCGTAAATGTTTCCAGCAACGTTTTCGAGAATAGGTTCACCTGCCACTCTTTCGTCGGTAATGCCATGCACATCCGAGGCCTCTTTAGGGATTTTCATTTGAGGGTTGATATAGATATCAAACTCCTCCTTCTTTTTGCCGTCTATCAGCATTCCTGAGATTTGGACAATTCTGTCCTTCTGTGTGTCTACCCCGGTAGTTTCGAGGTCAAAAAATAGTACTTTCATTTTTATGGTTGATTAATTTTTTTCTTTAAAAATCTTGCGGATATTGTCTTCCACATAAGAGATGCATTTTGCTTTTTCTATCTCTTCCATTGTTAGTTTAAAATCCAAAAGAGTCATTTCTTGAACTAGAATGTCTTTTTTACTTTCAATTAAATCTTTTCGTTTTAAGATAATAATAAGCTTATTATTGTCTTCACTGTTTTTTGATACTTCTTTCATTTTTTTATTAGTTTTAAATTGTACGTCATGTATTGTAATCGCCATTTTCAATTTCTCAAACATCCAATCTGGCATGTTTGGATCTATTTTTAACCAATACCCACCAATGGTGTAATCCTTCGCAGGTTTGGTAT